TGCGGAGGCATTGAGTCCTCCTCATAATCTTCAGGGTGCCTGATCAAACCTCCCTGCCTAAATCTCATTACAGCTTGCGTCATGGAATCCACTAGATCATCATGGTCTCCGTAAGGAAAAGCTGCACATTCCTCAATGACTTCCTGAGCGAAGTCTAATTCTTTGGGCGCCCATATCAGTCCCGACTCAAAGAGCGGAGATACTGCGTTTACTCTAGTATGCTTATCGTTGCCTTTACTAGGTGAGAANTTTATAACAGGAATACCCATTTTGCGCAACTCATAAGTTAGAGGCAGACCACTGGCTTTAGATTCTATGATTACAGTTTCAGGGTTCCAGTAACCATACTGCTCCATAGCAATACGCCGGAGTTCAGGAAATTCATATCTACCTTTCAATGCATCAACTAAAATTAAACTTGGTGGGGCATCTTCATTTTCTTGAAACACACCCCACGTTGTTATTGCACTATAATCAGCTGTCTCCTTTTTCATAAATGCAGTGTCATAAGATTGTATAATATGTTGTAATGGTGGCATATCTTCTTCTTGCCAATCTCTCCACCACTCACGTTTTATTAAAGCTCCTTCTTCTGAAGTTGGGTTTTGCATATACTGTGCATTCCATTTACTCAGAGGAATACTAGCTTTAACAGATTCTAAATCTTTTAAATTCCAATACTCCGGCCAGACAGGTTTACCTGAAGGTAAGATAGCAGGGAACTCTATAATTTCCCACTGATCAGATTTAATTCCTTTTTGAGCATTTAATAATCTACCTGTTAAATCTTTTTCATTCCATCTTGTCATGATAACAACAATTGATCCACCAGGTTGAAGACGTTGTCTAGGTCCTGATGTGTACCATTCATAAGTTCTTTCAAGAGCTTGATTGTTCATAGCATCTTGTTCAGTATGTGGGTCATCAATAATTAATAGATCAGCTCCCCGTCCTGTAATGGCAGAGCCAACACCGGCAGCATAGTATTCACCACCTTGCTCGGTTTCCCATTTACCTGCAGCTTGAGAATCAGGATTAAGTCTAGTTTTAAAAACTGATTTATATTCAGGTGAATCCATCAAAGCTTTTGCTTTACGGCCAAACCTTACAGATAATTCAGTTGTGTTAGTAGATTGAATAATTTTTAATTTAGGATTTCTACCTACCATCCACGCAGGCAATAAATAAGATCCAAATTCAGACTTAGTATGTCTAGGCGGCATATTAATAATTAATCTTTTAATTTTACCTTGAGCTAGTTTATCAAACTTATCTGCAATTTTTTTATGATGTTTACCTTCTATAAAATCAGGCCAGACATGTTTTACAAAATCCATAAAATTATTTTGTATTCCAGCAGTCTTTTTCTTTTCACCATACTGCGCAGCTAATAGAGAAAATTGTCTTCTGACATCAGCAGGTAATTTATCAAAATTCTTTAGTTTATCTTTATCTATCATAGCAAAAAATTTTTCCGCAAAATTTTTGCAGAATTTTTTTGGAAACTCAAAAAGTATTTTACAGGTTTAAATGTATGAATCAAGCCATAAAGGGTATAGTCTGGGACCCCTTTTCTGCAAATAAAAAAACAATTATTTAATTAATTTAAAATTTAGGATGGACCCTGGTACCTCTATCAATTAAAAGGTACCAGGAAAGAGAGAGGTTTAATCTAGTAGAGTCATGTATGCTTTAGCATTCATTCTACTAAACATAGATAAACCTTTCTGTACTAAAGTATAGTTCTCTAGTTCTTCATCTAGTTTAATCTGGTCATATAACTTNGCNTCTTCTTCAGTTAACATCTCAGATTGACCAGAGTATGGGTTNGTTCTTTTTATATTTCTTTCTGTCATATCTGGGACCATATAGGATAAATCAATCATTGTCAACCCTTTGGATTGAAGTTCTGGTATAAGGATTGCCTAAGTAATCTTCGCTTGTATCGCTTACCTTGGCATATCCACCACTCTCTCGTCTTTGTCTAATAAACTCAATCGCTCTGCCTTGCTCAATACTATCCATATGTACATTTAACCAATCGTGCTCACAACTTTGACTACAAAAGTATTTACCTCTTGTATTATCATAATAGTCGCCTCTATAGTTTTCGTTCATATTTACAGATGCATACCTACCTCTAATCACACCTCTAGATTTTAAAAACCTATCTTGTGTAACTCGTTCATGACAGGTTGGTCCTTGGCAAAAATGTTTATTCGGCATCTTTACCCTCTTTCTTCTTTGCAATCTTTTCTAATTGTAAATAAAAACCATAATGAAAAGTTTCCAAACTTTCATTGCAATAGTTTAGCCATGCCTTTTTGATTTCATCGTAATCAAATTGTGTTGAATTATTCATTGCTAGGTATACCCCCAAACATTGTCATCACTCCACCAAAAAAAAGTAATATTGAAACTACATAATGCGATGAGTGTAATACCACAACCAAAGACAAAAATGCTAGCAGAAATCCTACTAGCAGCATTGTAAGTCTAAAAAATATTTCCATTAGTACCTCACATTCCAAGTTTTTTTAGCTGTTCTATAACCTTGTGCGTCAAGGTCAAAGTAAGTCATTAAAGCCTCGCCAACTTTAGATTGCCAAAATCTTGACTTGCTATCCCATTTACCATTTCTAGTAATATGTTTTTTATCTTTGTTTGAGTAGTATGTTATTTTAAAGTGTTTATCTTGTATCATTCTTTCCTCTCTTTCTATGGGTATCCTATACTAAATAGGATACCCTGTCAAATGTTAATTTAGACTTTCTTCATATTGTTTTCTAGCCAATATCTTAGCCTCTCTTGATTGATGTTTATTCTTCATACCTTTAATCATACTAGCCAAGTTAGTAGGATTATAGATAGTCAAACCTGTTGAGTTAGTTCTAATTAACTCTGCCTCATCAAGTTTAATACCAAGTTCAGTTGCAAGTTCAATACCCTCTGATAGATACCTGTATGCTTTCAATCCTATTTTTAATTGGTCGCATTGTTTCATAATTGTATCAATCCATTTTTGATGACTAACAACTAAATTACCTTTTGCAGTTCGCCAAGTTTCAAACGCTTGGTATTCATCTTTGGTACAAGCTATTGCTCTTGAACGACAATAAGATGTTCCAATTACATCAAGATAGTATGGTGCATTAAAATCTTTTGTCATACCAATTTCATCACTACTACTACTATGATAATTATTATGACCTAGTGCTTTTAAACACTCATCAACATGTTTTGTTTTGTGTGGGTTATCTTTGTTTGCGTCTTGTTGAGCATAGATATCTGGGTTGCAATCTTTTGCTTTTAGTTCTTCTCTAAAATATGCGAGTGCAAACTTTTTACCATCTTCATCACTATACTCACTACCATTTAGATTGCCAAACAAACCAAAATCAAAATGAGATTTAGTTTCTTTTTCTTTACCATCTTCATCTAAATCTTCGTTATGTGCAAAGTAAAAACATTTATCTTTTGCTACAACATCACAGGGTTGTCCATATTTCTTTTTAAAAGTTCTTAATACTGCAACATCTTCTTTTGGATAAGACCTCTCAACTACATCTTTTGCAAGTTCGTGAGCTACCTCATATTTATAAGTGACATCTTCTCTTGCTTGAAGATATGCTTCTCTTTCCTGTGTGTCCTCATTCTCAAAGACATTTTTTATTTTATTAAAGAGTTTGTTTCTTAACTCTGTATTCATTCTTATTCTAGACATTGTGTCCTTTCTGTTAATTTATTTATCGGCTCGGTGGGTTTATTCAGATTGCCCACCGACACCTTTGCAAATTGTATTATTGCTGAATGTAATTTTATTTGCATATTTTTAATATACACTATTGACAAACCCTGTCAATAGGATTATATATAAATTTCCTATCTTGCTTGATTAGTTAACAGCAATGTATAACCTGTAGAGTGGTAGGAATAATCAGTCATTAATGACTGTGGATATAAACACTATAACAGGGTGAGTGGTAAAGGAGCTCCCGAAAGTTGACTGAAAACGCGCCGTCAATCTCCCCCGTAGCATAGTGACTGATTATTATTTGCTGGACCAATGCTTCCAGGCGTTGTCGATATACAGAAGCTGGAAGTGAGAAGACAACGTTGCGTGATTGGTCCTGCTAATAATTATTTGCTGGACACTAGCAGGTGATAACCTGTTAGGCCTGTTGCCCGGGCTATTAAAATAAAGCACGCCGGCCTCAACCTAGTGTCCTGCTAATAATTCGAAAGCTCAAGGGCGTCCAAATCTTGCCGCTGGCATTTCCCTGTACGTTACCGATAATGGGTGAAACCTAGGGACCTGGAGTTTGGCCGGCCGCTAGTACGTCGACGGAACGCGGCTGGTTTCATATGAATAAAAGTTACAAGCGTCAAGCTTCAAGCCGCAAGCTTCAAGCCGCAAGCTTCAAGCTTGACAAAGTAAAAAGATTATAGTATAGGATAAAAAAGGAGAAAGTATTTATGAAAGTAAAAGAAGCAGAAAAGATTACAGGGTCAATGACTCGAACAAGTAAAATGCCAGGCCTGAGTATTAGTCTTCCTGCCTGGGAATGCAAAACAGGTAGCAAGCTTAGAAAAATTAAAGGTTCAGTTTGCGCTAGTTGTTATGCCCTGAAGGGTAACTATACAAGATACCCAGCAATTAAAGCTGCGCAATATGTAAGACTCGAAGCCCTGAAGGATAAGAACTGGACCGCAGCAATGGTTGCACAAATTAAAAGACAAAAATATTTTAGATGGCACGACGCCGGCGACGTGCAGGACGTGCAGCACCTAAACAAGATTTATGAAGTATGCAGGCTCACCCCTGGCACCAAGCACTGGATGCCAACCCGTGAGGCCTGGATAAAAAATCATCTTGAGCTTAAGCCTTCAAACCTGGTGATCAGGTTTTCACCTCCAATGATTGGACAGCGCAACGAAAGCTGGCCCAACTCTTCAATGGTTGTAACTTCAGGCGCCAGCTGCCCCGCACCTTCACAAGGCGGCAAATGTGGTGATTGTAGACAATGCTGGGATCCTGCTGTAAAAGTAGTTTCATATGGAAAACATTAATGTTAGTATTTAAACATCCAAAATTTTATGCTGAAATTCGCAAACGTGCGAAAGAGCAACAAAAAGAATTACGCGAGCGTAATAAATCGGATCAGGTCATTAGCAAAGAACCGGCGACGGCTGGGAATCAGCGTGCACCTGGTCCGGGCCACAAGCCACAAGCTTCAAGCAGCAAGCCACAAGCTAAACCAGAACCTAGTTCAGGTTCTTGAGGTGCAAGGCGCAAGCCTCAAGCCCCAAGCAGCAGGGTTCAAGCTTCAAGCCACAAGCATCAAGCTGCATTATATCCTTCCCCTCATAAAGTTTTACAAGGTTAAGGGAGAGGGCCTTAACTAGGATAAATGTATTGTTGGGATGTCTTTTATGAAACGCAAATTGATGTGGAGAGAAGCGTATCTTGTTGGTCTTTGTTACTTTCAGTTCAACAGTGAAAAACTTGCCAAAATTATTATAACCCAATAGATCGGGAGTACCAAAAGCGCTAAGGTTTTCAAGCCTTGTCCACGATATTTCTGGTGTAATTCTTTTAAGCTCATGCCATAGTTTCCGTTCAGGTTTGACTGACATTTTTACTACTACAGCTTCTTAATAACTTTTCCCATTTTCCAAGTTTCAGGAGTAATTGTAAACACCAATCTATGAGATTCTCTTACTCCTAATAATTTATTTTGCAAGAGCTTTACACCATTAATGTCATAAAATTCTCCATTGGGTAATACGACTTGCACCCTAGCATCCTGAGCAGTGGGTGACGTGGTAAACTTATCTACAATTTGTTTTAATAACTTTCCAGTAAACATGGGTTGAT